GAGCCTTGATGCCCATCCCCTTGCCATCGCGTTGTTGGTTGGAGTGTGCGGCCACCACCGTGCCATCCTGTGCCCCACAGATCTGACAGGGTGATTCCCGCACTAGGTCAAGCAGTGGCCTACTTCGGTACATCTTGCTTGCTTATGAAGTCGATGTAATGAGCGATCTCTTTGCCGGTGTAGTCGATGTTTCCGTAGCTGCGGAATCTATCAGCTAATCGTTTAAACGCAGCCTGCTGTGCTGCCTGCCAAACCTCGTAGCTCCAGCCCCCGTCTTCTTCAAACGCAAGGCTGCCTACAAAATCGCAGTACTCTTGTTTACACGCATTCATAGGAACGCCTGAAACTCTGCCAGCTTCTGAGCGTAGTGACGGGCTTTCTCTGCGTCGTCAGTACCCTCCTTGCGTCCGGCTCTCATGGCGTATTTAATGATGTTGCCCTTGAGGAATCCTACAAACTCCTCAGGCGTTAGGACTGCCTCCATCACAGACCATGGTTGCATCTCCATGTCTTTGTAATGGCGGCCATCTATTTGGTAATCATCTGCTCTTTGAATCATTTTGTTCCTTTAGTTTAAGCATGTAATACGGGGTGGAAAACTTGGCCTTCTTCTTGACCAAAGTACGGAGCCAGTCTGCCCCGCCCAGTTCTTGAAAGATCATCCATTCAAGGTCAGACATCCTGACCTGACGGCCTATCAAAGGCATTTCTGGTTTAGGTCTAGGCATTCTTTTGAGTCCGTGTAGACCTGTTTGCCCAACACCGGGCGCAGTACCATTTGTTTAAACTCATCTGGATACCTCCTTCTGGGGGCTTGTCCTGCTGGCATTTGCCACATTGTTTAAACTGATGCGTATGAGGCTGCATCCCGCTTAAATCTAACTGTTGTTTTACAAATCCATTCATTTCTTCATACTCCGTACATAGCTTGCAAAGCTTGCCGTAGTGTCTCCACCATTCTTCATGCTATCAAACTCCTTAGCCACCTCTTCCAAAGTGTTGTTCCTGATCTGATTGGTTACCGGATCAAGTTGCTTCATGATCATCTGCCTCTTGCGCCAGCCCAGCGCCTTTTCCCATATGTTTAAACTTTGTTCGCTCATGGCTTCTCCAGCATAGATTCATAGATCTCTTTTAGTTCCGTCATCCAGTCAACAAGAGCATCTAGTTGCACAATGCGGTGAGCCGTTACAAAATCCTTGTTAATCTTTACAGATCCCACCCCAGCTTCATCATCCCAAACTAATTCAATCATTTTTTCTCCTTTGCATCCATACAATCTTTACAAATAAACTTGTGTAGCCCTGCCGAGATCCTAAGATAGCCGCCAACCGGAGTCTTATCTTTTTGGCATTTCCAACACATTTTCCATTTTTGGCTCATGCGTTTGTCGTTTCTTTGTTGCCCCCTGAGAGCCGCAATGTTGCTTGCAAGAACATTTCCAAATCCAGTACCTCTCATGATTTCTCCTTAAGCACCGCCTCTAGCTTGTCAAGAGCCTCATCCCAAGTGTGGTAGTCAATGCTATTGCTGAACGATTTGACCACCGCCAGTGCGGCTTGTTCCACCTTCCTGAGCCTTCGGTTCTCTGTCTCTAACTCGGCCATGTTTAGATCCATTTCTCTCTCTGCGTCAGTCATATGCATCCTTAATGATCTAGTTTGTTTAACATCTCATCCGTCAGTTCTCTCACTCGCAGCAACGCGGCTTCCATGTCTGCCTTGTGTTTAAACTCACGTGTGATAGCCAGCTTAATATTGGCCAGTGTTGCGTACATGTCTACACCTTTGAGGGCAAACATAAGTTTATTCTCATCATCCGGATATTCAAATTCCAGAATAACTTTGTTTTTCATGGCGTGTAAACATTCATCAGCAGAATAATTGCAGCTACAGCCAAACCGCAGATGCAAGACCAAACCGCATCTGGGTTATGGGGTGAGTCTCCCAGTAAGGTGGATTGAATCCACAGTTCCTCAGGTGTAACCTCAGGAGCCGGTTGCTCATACATGCATCCAATCAAAACCTTGCCAGTGTTATACGGTGTAGTTTTCATATGTCTCTTTCTTGCGTTCACGTCTAAGCCAAAACCCCCGTTGGTTTTTAACCATTCTCTTGGCTAACATTTCCTCAGGGGTGGCACAACGTCTGTCTTTACCATGTTCGCCAATGCGGTGCATGTCAAACGACTCGTTACTTGAGAAGTATTCATTGCATGCTCTGCATTGGTTTCGTGTTCCGCTAAGTTTCATTGGGAACCTCTAGTCTGCGTTCGACCGAAAGCTCTTCGACAATCAGTTCAGCAAATGATTTACCTGACGGGAATCTCATCTTGGCCGCATTGTTTTGATTGACCACGGCTATGGCCTTCTCAATCCCTGCGTTAAACCCTGATGTGTATGGATCCCCAGTGGACAGGCGACTGTCAATCGCCTCCCGAATCATTTGAGCCATCGTGATCTTCTTAAGCTTGGCAAACTTCTTCATGCGTAGGTGCTCGTCTTCTGAGACATACGTCATGAACGGTTTAAACTTCTTAAAATGGGTCATCGATTACCTTCGTTTTCTGAAACTCACGGACTAGCAGATCAAACTTAGCCTTTGCCTCTACATTGCCATGAAGCTCCGTTCTTGATTCAATACCACAGCGTTTAGACAATAGGTGCGTTGCATCCAGTTCGTTGTCGCATAACAGGAACTCTTGGAAGTCAGGGTCACGGCAAAGCATTCCGGCCTTCTGAACTCGGTTGTCGTATGGCGTGGGTGACTCATCATCTTGGATGCGAACCACCGCACAGGCATACCTTGCCCCAACAAAGTCACGCAGAATCTCTTCCGGTACTTCGTCAGGGTGCAGAGAGAGCGTCAAGATAAAACCTGTGCGGTCTTGCTTGAGCGCTACCTTACGGGCTTCAAACTGTAGTGCCATCTTGTTCTTTTATACCAAGGCGTGACTCAAGGTAAGAGATAACATACTCAAGGCCGTTGTGGTGAAGCTTCAGTTCTCGGTTGTGCTTCAAGCATTCATTGGCTCGACGCTCTTGAAACTCAGCAGCATTTTTCCATTTATCAATTTCATTGTTTAAACGGGCAATCTCTTTACGCAGCACGTCTTGACCGGCAGTGGGTTTAGCTACCGGCTTGACCTGTTTGGCTTTTACCTTGTGCAGAACTTGGTACACATAAGCAACTGTTGCATTGCAAGCATCAGCAATCTTGTTGATGGGTGCAGAGGGATTGGCCTGTTTAAACTCTCGTATTTGTTTTGCTTTGTTAATCATGATCTCTCCTTAAAACGGAATGTCTTTGTCATCAGCGGGAAACTCTTGGGCTTGGTTCTCATGGCGAGGAGCGCCTTGCTCTTCGGGAACAAAGCGGTTAACTTTCAAGGCTAAGTAAGTCTTGCCACTGGTTGGGCTGACGTTCTTCCAACCGGATAGCTTGACAATCGTCAGGCCGTTCTCAGTCTTGATGGCCGTCAGGTCTTTCAAGTTAAGGGCGATCGTGCCTGAGTAGTCAGGAGACTGCGCGGTCTTCTTTACTGGCTCGGCAAACAGATTGCCCGAATCGGGACGTGTCTCAAAAGTTTTCTTTGCGTAGGTACTCATTTTGTTTCCTCAGTTAGTTGTAGCTTCAAGGTTTTGAAGCGGCTTAAGATCTCCTCATACAGAGGAGGGTGCGTTTCCTTCAGCGAATCAAGCTGAAGTTCATTGCTCTTCCAATAGCTGTTTAAACCTGCTACGGTGGTGCAGTGGGTCGTCCACTCAATCATTCCTTCGGTAAACAACTTACGGCTCTCGTCAGACGGATCCCATGTAGTGGGTTGAATCGTCTTCTTAGGCGCAGTCTTGGCAATGATCTTCTCGTACTTCGGCCCATCTTCCTTTTTAGTCAATTCGCCCATGGTGGTGGGGGCATCGTCTGACTGCGGAAGATCGTCTCCCGAATAGATGTATAGGCCAAGTCCATGAAGGGCTAAAGCTTTGGTCATGCATCGCATGATGGCCGTGTTGACTTGGAAAGCGTCAGGGCTTTGGATAGGTTGGTTACGGTGGTTCATCACAGGCAACATGCATGTACGACCTTGGCCAAACATGGTGACGGTGACCCATACCATGCCTGTGCCGTTCACATCCATGTAAGGCTTGTCAGCGAACGTGTGGACAATGAACGACGCAGTGGAGTCGGCCTTGAGAGCCTCAGCCCATGCCCATGCCCATGACAAGTACGTCAGGCCGTTCTTCTTTTCCGTGTGCTCGTTGACGTTGAGCTTGAGTAAATCATGCGGTGACATTGATTTCTCCTTGGTACTGTTTACACCACTTGCTGACTCCACAGAAATCTCCTGTGCATCGCTTGGGTTCTCCTTTGCGGGTTTCGACATAGCCTTTTTCCTTTTCTGCCAACTCTGTGGCTTCTTCTATGGTTTTAAATAAACGGATCGCAGACTTGCGTCCTTCTCTCTTCACAGCAAAGACGGTTTCGCTCATCCATCTTTCCTCATCGGTGCAAGCCTGTAGCTCCTCACCAAACTCATGATTCACCTTGGCATTGCGGTGCATCTCTAAACGCTTACGGACGTAGGCCTCTGTGGTTACAGAGTCCCACATTGGGATGTCAATCATCACTGCCTCAGCTTCGGGATAGCCCTCTGAGGTGTCATGTGCAGAGTAATCTTTGATGATGGCGCAGATCTGCAAGCCTTTGACTGGCACACGCTTGACTGATTCCACTAGCCACTTGTAAATGTTTAACTGCGTTGTCCAGTCATCCTTGCCTTGCTTGACTGACCAAGCCTTAACAAACTTGTAATCTATGATTACAACCCCGCCCTCGACTTGTTGTTGCAGATCAATAGCACCGCTGATGACCACACCATCGACCTCAGTAAAGATACGTTCCTCGTTGGTGTAGCCCTCAACTTCCTTGGCCTCAAGCTTGCCGTGCATGAATGTGCCTAGCTGAGATGCGATCAGCTTAGTCACGTCAATCTCCATCTCGCCATCGTACTGTTCGCGTAACCTTCTAATCTTTGGTGGCGACATTAGCTCAGTAACGCTATACTGTGAAGCGCCTTTACTGTAGTAGTTGCGTGAGACTAAAGCCACTATAGGCGCGGGCAGATTCTGTTTGTTGGTTATCTTCATCTTCTCTCCAAGGTTGTTTATGAATCCGAACTACAATGATAGTGATGTTACATCAGAATTGCAAGTGCTATCACAAATTATTTTTGGTGAGCCAGCTTCGAAAGCAAACTCTCGTAGAGTTGTTCGCTTCGGTGGTATGTCTAGACTGATTAAGTCTAAGAAAGCATTAACTTACAGTGATGTATTTCGGCAACAGTGCAAGCCGTTGGCTACACTAATGACGGGGGATCTGCGGATTACTCTGCATATTTATTACGCCTCAAGGCGACCCGACTTGGATGAGAGCCTGATCCTAGACCTGATGCAGGGTCTTATATATGAGAACGATCGTCAGGTTAAAGAGAGGCATTGCTACTGGGGGCTAGACCCTGAGAACCCCCGCACAGAGATGATCATTGAGAAGATCCCTGAGGTAGCGCCCAAAAAAAACCCCGTCAAGCGAACCGGACGGGGCAAACTCAACATAGGCAACTGCTGAGGAGAGAGTGCCTAAGTTTAAACCAAAACAGCAGAAAAATACAACAGGTGCGTAAAACACAGCAGTTGGCCAGCAGCAGATGTTTAAACGCATAAAAATGCTCCGCCGGGGCATCCTGCTGCTGTTTAAACGCTAACAGCAAACCCGGCAATAAGTACTTTGTGCTGCTCCAAAAATATTTTTTGATACCGCTTGACACAACCCGATTAGTTGTGCTTATAATTCAATCGTTGTCGTAGTGGTCAACGGTTGAAGCCATTTACACATGCCTCGCCCCGTACAGGGGAACCACTACGGGGCAGTTGTAAGTGGCTTTTTCTTTTTCAGAACTAGACGGGCATTGGGTTAGCGCCAATGCAGATGTAACCATCGGACGAAATGCTAAAGCAACACTGCTTTATGTGAGCCGTCTTAGTTCTGATCCCCATTACCCTAACTCGCAAGCGATGCGGTACGTCGGTGGTCGCCTGTTAAATACCCTGTTACACGAGCAAGCCAAAGCAGGGAGCGTGGGCGAAACCTAGAGCGCGGTGGTTGAAATAGTCTAGGTTAGTGCGAGGTGATGACATGGCTCCGAAGGGGAAATCACAGCACAGAGCGAACCTTGGTTATGACCACGGTAAGGCTGTGCTTTGTTCAAACATTCACCAAAGGGGAAAGCTAGAGGCTTATAACAAGGAGTACAGGCGTGTATATGGACACCGAGACAAGGATCAAGGCATTAAAAGCAGGGATACAGGCTGAACTAGACCGCACCGCAGATAGTGATGTGTTCAACAGTAATCCACAACGCAGAATGGAACTGGAGATTGCATTGTTGGAGCAAGGATGTCAGGTTGATCAGGATGAGCATGGCTTGCTAGTCAACCGAAAATTCATTGTGGCGGTATCCAAATGTAAATGGTGTGTTAAGGGCAAATACGTATGGTATTACTACAAGGACATACCAACGTTTGTAAAAAAATATATCAGGAGAGAAGCATGAAACAAGATGAAATTCTAGAGGCGTTGCACAAAGTGGTGCAAGAGAACAAGCACTACACGACGTGGACTGTATCAACCCCGCACTTGGTTGCTTTGGTCAAGTTAGCCATTGAGCATGAGCGTGAGGCGTGTGCAATGGTTTGTGAAGCAAGAGCGCGGGATGATGGTGTCTCT